GGACAGATTTCCAGGTAGTCTTTTGTTTGTAGTTTCATATTTTTATCTCCTTCCAATAATAATTTTAACAATATAAATAAATAAAACAATATAAAAAAAAGAAAGCAGCACTGGCGGCAGCGCTGCTCTCTTTGTTGTTTACGTTAAGCTAATAAAGGTTTTAACGTAAATGATCATTTAATGATCAATAATTAATTACTCATGCGTAGCTCCTTTAATTGCGCGACTAACGTATCGTTTATCGACTCTAATCTGTTTATCTCTGCTTCCTGGAGTCTTATCTGTTGTTGTACGCTCTTCCATTCCCACATTCTTTTACTTCTCCACATTTCATTAGCAAAATAATATCCAAGCATTACGCCAGAAGTACCGAAGATAAAATGAGTTAGTACGTTAAAGTGATACTCCATTATATTTCGTTATCCGTGCTGCCTAATCTATTGGCTTCTGTAAACATAAAAGAAAACGCGCCTTGCCATGAAGCAAATGTATGGATCGTGTCGTCTGCCGTTCCCATGTCTTCCTTCTGCCACATGACAAGCTGCTGTTCTGCTTCTTGTAATGTTTTATACTTTATATAACTAACTGTGTTACCTTCTATGGCTTTTAAAATATAAATCATTGCTTCTCCTCAAATGCTTCAGGAAATATTCTTTTGTTCATTTCATCAACAGAAATGCCTTCTTCAAATCCATACCACATCATTTGTATTTGGTCCTCTAACATTTTTATTTTGTTCATCATTTTTCTGTAGAAAAACAAATGTATTCTGTCCATCATTCTACGTCCAATGCTTCTTTTATTTCTAGCATTTTAAATACTCGTTTCATTGTGTCAGTGTCATACTGTTCTACTTGTGCGTCGTAATAAGAAAATTCAGTTGTTGTTCTTATAATAATATCCTGTATTTCTTCTTTAACGTCGTCTGTATCAGGTATGTCAACTGTCATAACTAATGTGTACTGTGCCATTACTCTTCCTCCTGTATGTCATGCTCACTACGTTGCGGCATAATCCAAGCAAATTTCTCTGTTGCAGTATCAATACCGCTACATGTTTTCTCAAATAAAACTGCGTCAGCAAATACACCGTCATAGTTATACATGTACGTAAAGTGATCATCTCTGTTAAAGGTTAAAAAATTCATAACCTTTTTTAGATGAGTTGGCGAATATTGTATGTGTGTGATTGGTCTACGTTTATCTGGCTCTAATGCTCCAGGCACGTCTTTGCTAAATTCTAAATACATGTCACGCGCTCTCTTAACTACATCACCACGATTTAGTACGGAGTACGTGGGCGCATTCTCTATATTTATATTTACCCAATCAATTGTTATATCATTTCTGCCGCCAACAATAATCTCCATCTCTTCAAATGGTTTTGTTTTAGGCGGTAGTTTTTTAGCATGTCCAACAAATTCTAAATATGTATAACCGTTTATATCTGTCTTGTTGTAGTGCTTGTTTATATCTGTAACATCTTGTGCAAAATCTGTTAAATCTACACTTGCCACTAGATTATCACATACTGCATTTATTCTATTTACACTGTGTTCAGTCCTTACTTTGTAATTTACATTCGTATGGAATTTTACAAGTGCCAGTATGTACGAGTCAGTACTCCATGCCCACCATTGACCATTCTGTATAACAAAATGTAATCTGTGTACTGGATTAACTGACGCTGCATATTTGTTAGTTATGCCTATTGTTGTAAGTTGTTTAAGAAGTTTTAAATCTTCTAAGGTAACTTCTACTTGTACCTTTATTGCTATATCATGTTCGATTTTTGTATCGTTCATAACTCTCCTTCCTGATATATAAACTAATCGAAGATGTAATTTAAGTCAAGTCTTTACTCCAACGGTTGCGCCGCACTATTTGTTTTCTGTTGTTGTCTGCTTCGCATGGTAATCGATCAATGTGATGATCAAATTTCTCATGGCATACTATACATGGTTGGTGTCTGTTGTACTTATAATCTACTTTTGCCATCAGTTGCTGCAAATTGATCGCAGTTTGTCTTGCTACTTTATCTATATTATTAGTACGACTCACGGCAATTTTTTCCAAAACGGATCTTCATAAAATTCATTTCCTATTTTTGATTCTACGATCTCTATAAAAGTATCTAATGTCAAACATACTATGATCGGTACGCCATCTGGTTGCCTTCGACTCTTGTCTGTTTTTACAAGTCTCTTCCATACCAGTGCAGTAAATTGCGACTTTGACTTCTTTATAGATTTAGCTAACTCACGTGTAACATTTAACGATTGTCTTGCCTTACACTCAACATAAAAGTCTTGACCGTTCCAATTAAATAACACATCTCCTTTGTCATTGACACCACCTTCCGCAATCCTAGATCCATTTAACATCTTTGCTACAAATGTTTCTAGCTTTGTACCCTGTTGTTTTTGCTTTGACATTATTTCCTTTTCTTAAATAATCTTCTTCCCTTCAATGCTTTAGATGTATTAAGAATCTTGGCTATAGATTTTATGTAATCGATCATATCAGCACGTGGCAACCTACCGTAATCTATTTGTGTGCCACGTGATACAAAGTTGTAACTAAAATAATCATACATATCATGTACGACTTCAAGTTCACCAACACCTTTGCCAGTAACGATACCGACTCGAACCCCACCGTAGTGTGGACCAGGATCAGTAGGAAAAGATGGATCTACTTGCAGCACTAACTTAACAAGATTAGATTCACTCGCACTATCGTATGGAAAAAAATCTATTTTTTCTGATTCATCTTCTTCTATACAATATGTTATTGCTTCAAGAAAACCATTACATTCGTCCATCATTGCCCATACATTTTTAGCGCCGCGACTCTGTAATACTTCCTTCATACTACAACTGTAGCTGAATTTGGTTGTCAAGTCTATTCAATAACTCTTGTTTTTTATCCTGATCATTTAACCTGTACATGCGTACACCACCTCTGTGTGAGTGCATAGTACATGGTTCACCTAGTATGTAATCTTCACCATGATCTGCACGTATCTCTGATATTCTGTTACGTGCTGACCAACCAAACTCTATAAGTTCTGTAGCACAGTGCCACTTCTTATCGTCTAGCAGTTGTAGGATCTCGTCCCTCATACTCATAATCATCTCCTTCCACTTCGTACCATTCGTATTTTAATGTTAATTCACTACCCATTGGTATGTCAACGATTGTGTATATAAAATATTTTCTATGATCTAAGATCTTTTTTAAATTAGGTATGTCACTATGGTTAATAAATCCACCTAATGGTGTGCGTATTGTATCTAATGTTGGCGCGTCTATGATATGCGACATGCCTAAGTTTACACCTTTATCTATGTCAACTAATGTAAACAAACCTAAACCATTTATCTTGCTAGGTTGTATTGTTAAATAATCTGGTAGTGGTTTGTATGTCAATCTAATAAATTAAATTCATCATCAGGATCTAAATGTTTTTTCATCATTAGATTCATTACAACATCTTTAAATTCTTTTGAATGTATATCTATACTAGGTCCGTCTAAAGGACCTTTTTCTTTTTCTTCTGCCATTACTTCTCCTTAATCATCTCCTGCCCAATTAGGATTACCTTTGTATATATGTTTTTTAGAACGGCGCTTCGCCTTCTTCGATTTCTTTGACATCTTTTGCCTTTACTACTTCTGGCATGTACCACTCTTCTGGTGCTTTTTGTTCAGCACTAAAGCTGTCCATATAGTACGCACGTGGTGTGCCATTCTTACCTGATTTACACTCTCTGTTTTTACACTTCCAGTCAGGATAACCTTGTCCTATTTTACCAGTAGCTTTGTCCATTCTGTTGTCCCACAACTCACTATCACAACTGATACACTTTGGTTCGACTGTGCCTTTTGTTATGACGACCTTCTCTTCTACTGATACACCGATAGTTTCTAATTTATCTTCTATTGATTTACCTGTAAGATCACTGTCTTGTACTGCACCATCAAGTTTTTTTTGTACAGATGGTGGAGGAGTGTAACCTTTGCTATTGCTAGTTTGTGCTGCACTCTTGGTAACTTGGGTATCTTTCAAGTTCTCCACCTTCTGCATTTCTGTGACTGATGGTCGCTTCTTTGCTGCGTACTTCCAGTTCGCCAAAGCTCTGCCCACTGCACTCGTCTCCCCATTTTCTATCCATGAGGTTTGGTTTGCACCTTTTGGTCCTTGTTGATCTTGTGCTATGCCTGTCGCTACAGGAAACTCATCTTTAATATCTTTGTAAACTTCACACCTATGTATTGCATTTGTAAAGTCTGCGTTTACATGTATAACTTTTGTGTCTATACGACCGTTAGGATTGTCTTCCCAAAATTTTTTAAGTCTATCTTCTACTTGATCGTACTCATCTTGCCATGCCATTAGTCGTTCTCCTCCTCTGTCATATAATGATATTTATCTATGTGATATTCACACCAGACTTTAGTAACTTTACCAACATTATTTGCTTTACACAACTCATTAATTTTTTTCTCAACCTCATTAAATATTGCGTCAAACTTTTCTTCTGCTTCTTTTATATTACTTGCAGTCATAATGTAATCACGTGTACTGTGATCAGTAAACATTACTTTTACGTCACGATCTTGTGGACTAGGTGCTGACATCTTCTAACTCATCATCAAGATCGTCCATTAATACTTCGTCAAACCACATTACTCCTCCTCTAATTTTGTTTCATCTGCAATAGTTTCCATAGCTATTTTCATCATAGCGTTGTAATCTGACACAAATTTTATAGTCAAATCATTTACTTTTTTAGGTTTAGGACTGTTTAATTTTATAGAATTTTGTGATACTTCTTGTCCACCACATGCGTTAGCCATAGCTATCGCCCACTTCTTCATTTCCTTTTGACTTGTAAATATGTTCATGTACTAATCGCCGCCACGTTCTGATCTTACAAATACAAAATGTAACATGTTATTAAACATTTGGTATTCATGTATGTACAGACCGTTCTTACGCAACCAGTTTCTTAATTCACTTATGCTGTCTATATATTTAGGATTGTTTTTATATATAACAACAAAGCCGACACCAGTATTACCTACTGATTCAGCAAGTGAGGATAACATTTTGTTATCGTCAAACGTAGTATTAATTGCAGTCATTACTACCTCCCAATATAATTATATAGCATAAATCCAGAATCGTAAAGATTTTTGCTAAAAACACCAGATCGAAGTAATATGACCTGGTGTCAAGGATCAAGGTAAAGGAGGAAACCCCTGATCAATGAAATGATTTGACAATAATTATAGCATGCAGTAATGTATGCAATGAGTATCTTACGTGTCATAACGCAAGACAACTCCTTCCATAAGCAATAAAGCGGACCTGCGAGTCCGCTTTGCTTTTATACTTGACAAGATCTAAAGAATGTTTATTATATATTTTATCTAATTAAATACGCCATATTCTATTAGAGTAAAGCTAAGTCAGGTGTGAGTTATGACCACATCTGGCTTACTTTTTTATACGATCTCTTTGTTGTTGTGTCCGTTCTTATCAACAACCATAGTCACTACACCTTGTTTAGTTTTCTTGCCTGCCTGCTGTTCAAAGTATGTAGACTCATCAAGACTAGGTACTTGTATCCATGTTCTTGGATCATTTATTTCACGATGATGATGGTAATGACCTGTTACAAGAATGCTTGATCCACCTGAATGAAAACCACCAAACGTCTGGTTCTTCCACCAATTCATAATTTTGTTTTCTATGTTGCCAGATCCAGTGCTTAAATGACCATGCGTAAAACTCATGTTTGTTCCGCATACGTTTAGTGATAAGTGTGGCTCATCTGGTATTACAAACTTAACATGTTTGTATTGTGGTTTGTCTGCAAAGATTTCTGCTATTTGCTCAAACACTTCTATGTCATAGTTATCCATTTCACCTGTAGGTGCTATACCTTTTGCAATCCTTTTAGTCCCATGATTTCCTGGTACTGCGCCGACAACAACTAGATCAAAATCTTTTGACCACTCTACTAATGCTTTAGCTATTATTCTTCTTGCAAGTTTCATTTGATTACGATAATCTAACTCGACTCCGTTAGGTCCCATTGCTTGTGGATAGAAGCCAACACAACCTTCGACGATGTCACCTAATCCCACGACTGTTAACTGATCTAGCTGCACTCCTGCTTTACGTAAGAAGTTATAACGATCACGTACTGTATCTATCTTGTCTAAAAATCTATTGACAATAGCTTCTGTACCACCGCCATCACGCTTGCCTAATTGCAAATCAGATATAGCAACAAAGAAACTAGCTTTAGGTTTTGTTATTTTAGGTTTAGCTTTACGCTTGTATGTTTGTATCCATTTAGATATACGATCATAATCATCTTGATCAAGTGCATGTTCTCTGTAAATTATTTGTGCTTTGTATGCCCATGCTTGTTGCACGTCTCCTTTTCCCAAATTCATATCCCACGTGCTTACACGTATTGTGTCATTTAGAATATAATATTTTTCAGGATCGAATCCCCATGATCTAAGCAAGTCATCAAACTGTGGACTGGCATTGTCCATAGCTCTTGTTGTTATTGTCCCAGTCTTGGTTTTATAGTTAAACTCTACTCCAGGTTCCCAACCATTTGGGTGGTTAGGTGTATCTTTTGTTTCGTTGTGTGCTACGTCCTGTTGGGTTGTAGTAAGTTTACTTACCTGCGAGTTGTTTTTTTGCATACTCTTTTAATACAACTATTACTGATCCACCACCTGCAATTGCTGCAGCTTGTATCGCTGTAATATCTAAGTCAAGCGCAGGACCTACCAATAAAGCAGAACCAAATGCTTCAATGAATGTCCAAACAACTTTTTCGATAAGTGCTTTGAGTTCATCACTCATGTTATCTCCAGTCTATATAATTCTTCCTCTTAACTTAGTCTCCATACGTGACACTTTTTCAAGTATCTGATCGAGTTTATCGTTATCGGAAGTCTTTACAGGTGCTGCTGCTGCACCGTCGAGGTTTATGTGTGTGTATTCTATGGTAACTTTGTCACCTGCTTGTAAAGCATTTCTTACTTTAGGATACATTTTTTTATATGCGTCGCCTGAACCACCAACAAATCCGTCTTTACCTTTATCTAAGTCTTGTTGCGTTTCACCAACAAGTAAACAACCTGCAGTATGTTCGTCAGTGTTACCTGTATGAATTAAAATCCACTGAAATCCTGGCACGTCTTGTATCCACAACATTCCTTTATGCCAGGTATTACCATACTTAGCTAAATATTTTTTATTAAAACCACCTTCTGGACGTAGCACTACATTGTATGTTCCTAATGGTATTGCAGTTTCAGATTTCACCTTCACTGCTTGTTCTTGATCTTCTAGTGTAAAGCACTCAAACATGCCATCTATAAATAGCATACCGTTTGTAGCGTCTTTACCGAACTGTGTGCGTACTACTTGTAGTTTCATTTCCCTGCCTTCTTTTGTCTATACACAGTATAGTCCTTACAATCACGGTTTGTACAGTATATCTTGTATGGATCTACTACAACCGTCATTTTCTTGTCGCACTTGGGACAACTTATTTTCGTGAGTTACCTCTGCGCTGCCCAAATGTTATCCACCATGTTAGGATACTTACGACCGTTAGCTTTAGCTCTTGCTTTAGCTTTAGCTCTTTGTGCAGGTGTAAGTTTTTTAGGTTTACCTAATCCTTTTGGTCTAGGTTTATCCCAGATCGGTTTACTTTTTTTTGCCATTTTTCTTCTTCTTTTGTTTTAACATAGCAAAATCTGCACCTGTAATCTTATTACGTGGCGGTGCCATTCTTGCTATCTTCTTTTGCTTTTCACTATATTTGCTCATTGGCATATTATACCTCTTACCATTTAGTCTTGTTAGCCCAATAAGCTGCAGACATTTTACCTTTTGCTATATTCTTAGCATGTCTTGCCTTAAAGGACTTACGTCTTGCCTTAGACTTTGCGTCTTGTTTTTTACCTGCACCGCTAACTCCCTTCTGTCCGAATCTAATTAGCTTAACTTTGTCACCGCTCTTCGCAAGAACAGCATGTGATTTAGTTTTGTGTCCAGGTGTTCTCTTAGGTTTATTATAACCAGAAAACTTTTCCCCCCTATAGGTAATACTCATGATCGTTTCCAACTTTTCTTAGCAGTTTGCTGCGCCTTCTTTGACAATTCACCATAGTGATAAAGTCTTTTAGAAGATTTAGAATGTGTTGCACCACTGTGTAATTGACCATTAGGCATTTTATGATACTTACCTTTAAATACTTTACCTGATTTAAGGTAATGCTTTACACCCATTCCCATTAGTATTTTTTCTTTTTCTTACTTTTCTTTTTCTTTTTTGTTTTCTTCATACCATAACCGTATGCCATTATCTGCTCCGTTTCTGTGATGGTTGCTCATCACTATCTTTACGTAATCCTATAGTTAATAACCATAAGATTGTACTTATTATTATAGCAATACCTACAATGTCTTTTGCTGTACCAGTCAATGTAAGCCATGCAATAAAAAAACCTAACAGTGTAAATGTCTGCGCTATTGTCTCTTTAAGTATTTCTTTTATCCAGTTAATTATTTTTTTTATATACTTCATACTCTACGTCTTATTCTAACTGGTACTACTTGCACACTAGCTACAATTTGCGAAGCTATGATTACAGGTACAACAACTTCCTGTGCTTTTTCTTTTTGTGTAGAGGTCATTGTGTCACCAATAGTTGTTAAATCTATTGCAGCTACGTCTATATCTGTAAATGCACCTATAGGATCTGCAAGAAACTCCTCTGTTTGTACCTCTGTTACAACATCAGCAAGGTTGTAATCTTCTACGTCTGCATTTTCTACTGCACGTTCTACGTACTCTTCTACAGCTTCTGCAACAGCTTCGTCTTCTTTAACTGCTTCAGCTATAATTTCTACGTCTTCTGGTTCATCAAGTTGTAAAACTTCCTGGACAACTTCTACTTGTTCTTCAGTAAGTTCTTCTACATTATCAATTGCTTCTTCTACAACAGCTTGTACAACTTCTTGTACTTCTTCTGTTGCTTGATCTAAGTTTTGTACACCTATGTCGTTGACTTGTTCAATAACTTCTATAGCTTCTTCAGTAGTAACTTCTTCTACAATAATATCTTCTATAACTTCTTCGACTTCAGCAACTTCTACAGCTACTTCTTCTTCTGTTAAAACGACTTCTTCATTCTCTTCCAGGATCTCATCTTCCTCTTGAACTTCCTCTGTTCTCTTGGTGTCATCTCCAGGTAGTATTTCGTCCAACTCATCTTCTTCTATCTCCTCAAACTCTGTATCAAAATCATCTATATCTATTTCCAATTCATCTAAGTCTTCTACAATTATAATCTCAACTTCTTCAAACTCTTCTAAAAATTCTTCTACTTCTAATACAGTATCTACAAACTCCTCAATCTCCTCTTCGTCTTCAAATATAAATATCTCAATCTCTTCTTTAAGTTCAGATTTTTTATCTTCACGTTCAACTTCTTCTTCAGTAAGCTCAATAATTTCTTCGTCATCATACTGATCTTCCATGTCATCAAGTACAACAACATCATCAGAAAACTCTTCTCCCCCTTCTTCCACAAATACTTCTTCATCTTCTTCTATTATAACTGTTTCAACAATATCGCAATCACCTCTAGCTATCTGTGCGTCTGTAAGCGCACAACCGTACAGATCTTCGTTAGCTTTACGTTCGTTGTCTCGTTCAACAGTACCATCATCAATATCAGATTGACTGTATGTGCTAACAGATCCATCATCAAGCACTACTTCTATGTCTTCTACAATGTATGGATCGACATAAGGTTCTGGATCAGGTTCAGGTGCAGGAGGTGGTGGAGGTGGTGGAGGTGTTTCTTCTTCTTTTTTTGGTGGCAACGTTGTAGTTGTAGATGATGTTGTAGTTGTATCCTCTGCAATTGTAGTTGTTGTTGTAGTAGTAGACGTATCATTACATGTTGTCTGTGGTAAACCATTCCACACTAAATTTACAAAAGGTAATTCATTAGGTATATCAATATTCATTTGTTGTGTGAGATCAGAAAAACTATTGTCTGTATCATTATCTGCCCTGATCTTGACTCTAAAATTACCGTATGGATTTTCAAAATATGTTTGTAAATCTGACAAAGAAAACGTGTGATAGTTCCATTCTAAATTACCAGTATGTCCAAATGATGTACTTACGCAAAAACTATCTGTAGTTACATCATTGTCTATGTCAAAAAATATTGTGTATTTTTCTGGTGTACTATCTTCCAAACCATCTGATGTATATATACCTATTGTTATATCACCAGTCGTTGTGTCTATAGCTATTGATTGATTGTATGGTGCCTGTGTAGTTACGTGATACGCAAGAGAAGGTGTTGGTACAATTAAGAAAAAAACAATACCTAAACGTATAAACGTGTTAAATTTATGTAGCACTGGAACTAATTAGTTCCGCAACAACCACCACCGCAGCAAGGATCTGCCATTATATATCTCTCCCATTCATGTCATTGTGTGTTTTACTATCTAAAATTCCAAATGCTTGATTGACTTCTTCGTATGATAATTTACCATCATTTAAATATTTTCTAGCAAGAATTTCTAGGACATTAGCTACGCCTAGTAGTCCTGCAAGTAATGATGACTGTATGACATCTATACCTACTAAACTACCTGCACCAATAACACTCAACGCCTGTGCTATAAATACAGCAACCATGCGTTTTGATATATTCCAGTACAATGCGTAGCCGTCCATTATTACATTATACTATTTAGGAATGCAGCACTGCTAGTAATTGCAACAAGCCAACCTAAAATTTCTTGACGTGTTGGTGATTTATTTATCTTCTCATGCAATTCATCTATACGATCATTTGCCTGATCTATATCTTCTTTTATTTGCTGCAAGTATTCCTTAGTTGTAAAACCGTTTGTACTCAATTAATCCAATCCCAATCTTCTTCTTTGTATTGATCTGGCACTTTAGGTACAGCAAATTGATCTAACCATATAAAAAATTTTTGACAAAAATATCCTAGTATAAATCCAATGATGTAATCCATCATAAAATTATATCATTATGTCTTCTTGTCTTTTCTAAAATTTCTAAGATAACCGCTTTTAAATGTGCCATGCACTGTTAGGTACGTACTATTAAAATATTTTTTAGCAGCTTCATCTTCACTGTATTTAGTAATCTCCATTGGTAATTGTTCTTCTCTTTTAAATGGAACATATACACATAAAGGTGTATGTTGTGGTATCAATATTTTTTTATTATATTTTTTGATTGCTATTTGTATGTTTAATTCATTGATCACATCAGTTTTTAACACACCATACATACTCTCCCAATCATCATTTCTATCGTACAAATATGACATAGGTACTTGTCTACATGAATAGCCAGGTGGAGTCATAACATACATAGGAAAATTCATTTTTAATATTTTTACAATGCCTGAATTTTTTGGTAAATGATTTATCATTTGTACATCATTATGTGCTTCTATAAATTCTGTTCTAATTGTATGTGTTGCGTCAAAGTCAAATATTCTTTTAGTTTCCCACATGTATGATCCATCTTCTTTTACTTCGATAACAACATCTACTGGTGTAGTTATTACGTAACCTTCTTTAAATATATCTAAGAATGATGGACATGTCTGTACAGTTGTAGTTCTAGGATAATCTAAATTAGGTATTTTTTTATACCAATCAGGTATAAATTTTTTCATAGGTTTAGGGTGTAAATTTTCGTTATAGTAAACCATGTCAGAAAACACAGAAAATTTTATTTTATTCTTCTTCATTTAATATCTTCTTTGTTCTATGCCAATTACCACTTAACGAATGGCTTAAAGCATTGTTATGTTTATATAAATATTTTGCTTGGGGTTGCTTATTTATTTGTGGAGATTGGTACGATGATTA